AAGCCCATTGGATGCTTATGGTCTAGCAAAATTAGTTAATCCAACAGCAGTCCCCCGTTTCTTTGGGTCGTTTAGAGATATGGTGATGTACAAGGTATCTCAATTTAAATGGATACCTAAAGAAAGCGCCGTAGATACGGTATTCAAATCTTTACAGCCAGCAATACGTTTTACGAAGGATGATTGTTTAGACCTCCCTGACATGGTTTACGTTAAACGTGAGGTTGAACTTACCCGCCAGCAAAAGAAATACTATAAGGAATTGCGGAACCGCATGGTACTGCAGGCGGCGGGTGAGGAAATCACTGCTGTGAATGCCGCGGTCAACATGAACAAACTCCTGCAAATAAGTTGTGGGGCGATCTATACCGATAAAGGTGACACACTAGAGTTTGATATTAGACACAGGTACAAGGTATTGAGAGAAGTTATTGATGAATCAAGCCAGAAAGTTCTTATATTCGTACCCTTCAAACACGCCATAAGTATCCTGTCAGACAAACTCAGGGCGGACGGCATAACAAATAATATAATTCAAGGTAATGTGTCGGTGGGTAAACGCACTGAGATATTTAAAGCCTTCCAAGAACAGGATGACCCACACGTTCTTATAATCCAACCAGCCGCTGCGGCCCACGGTGTTACTCTCACTGCGGCGAACACGGTAGTATGGTGGGGGCCAACAAGTTCTTTGGAAACATACGCTCAAGCTAATGCACGGGTCCATCGTGCGGGGCAGAAGCACAAATGCACTGTGATACAACTACAAGGCTCTCTTATAGAGAAACACGTTTACAATCTATTAGACAGTAAAATAGACGTTCACTCTCAAATTGTAGATTTATATAATAAACTGCTTGACTAGCTAACTCCCCGTCACTAATATGCACTCTTTATAAAGATACAAAAGGTCTAGGGGTGGGTTATGACAGAAGGAAGTAGCGCTGAGTTAGCGAAGCTAACTAAAATTTTCATAAAAATCAGGAGTAAGCGCAGCGAACTTACGGCTGGATATAAGGAGCGCGATGAGGAATTACGCTCTCAACAGGATAAAATTAAACAGGCTCTTTTAGATCATTGTAAGGAACATGATGTTGAGAGTGTCCGAACTTCTGAAGGGTTGTTTTATCGTACAACTAAAACACGTTACTGGACGAGCGATTGGGAACATATGTACGATTTTATAAAAGAGCATGACGTTCCCGAGTTTCTTGAGAAACGTTTAAACCAAAGCAACGTTAAACAATTCTTGGAGGAAAACCCTGAGTGTGTCCCGCAGGGATTAAATGTGGACTCTGAATATCTCATAAGTGTCAGGAGAAAATAATGGACGCCAAATACGTACCCATCGAGGATGTTGCGAAACATCTTTCAGTTTCGATATCTACTATTCGTGGTTGGATAAGACGAGAATACATCCCGGACCACACCTACATAAAAGTGGGGAACACCTATCGGTTTTCTATAGATGACGTTGTTGCCGCTTTATCTTCTAAGCCAGATGTTGCAGAGGCGGTTAATGAGGAGTGGGAGAATATACAGCAAGAAGATTTGTAGGTTTGGGATCCATGGAACGTATTAGTTTACGTGATAAGAAGTTCAGTGATGGCAATGGGGATGTTTTGAACGTCGTTATTGTTAACGCGGCTACTATATCGCGGTCTTATTACAAGGATGAATATAATCCTGATAAAACGGTGCTACCTACTTGTTGGTCATCTGATACACAAATTCCTTCTAACGATGTGCCAGAAGAAAACCGCCAAGCACCCAGATGTATGGATTGCGTCCATAATATAAGAGGTTCGGGTTATGGAAGTAGCAGGGCTTGCAGATTTTCACAACGGTTGGCTATCGTGAAAGAAGAAGATTTAAACTACGTTTTCCAACTTATACTACCCGCTACTTCCATTTTTGGTGAAGCACGGGACGGCAACATGCCGATGCAGGCGTATGCTCGTTTCTTGCGGGATCACGACACTCCAGCTATTGCCGTTGTTACCGAGATGTATTTTGATAGTAACAGCACCACACCAAGGCTCTTCTTCAAACCAAATCGCCCTCTGGAGGATGAAGAGTTAAACGTAGTCTCAGGTATGATAGAACATTCAGACACTATTGAAGCTATTACCATAGGCTACGCACCTTACGAGGGCGCTCAAACTTCCCCGTTTGAAAGTACAGACGGGTTTATTTTCAGCAACTAGGAGAAAGACTATGGCCGATAAGCCAAAACCCATCCCTTTTCGGATTAACAACGTAGGAGCCATGTGGCCGCGCTTGAACACTACTTACAAGTTCGACAACAAGATGAAGCGGTCAGTCCCGTGCGATCCGTTTGACGACGGTGCTACCTACGAACTTAATTTTCGCATGACGAAAGATCAGGCGAAGGAACTCTTTGCGTCCATGAAGGCGGCGTACAAGGAGAAGGCCGAAGACGGCTGGCCTGAGAAGTTTGATAATCCGTTTAACAAAGACCCCGAAGACGGATCGTATATCCACAAGGCCCGGTTGAAGGGAGCCTACGGTAAAGATGCTACCAGAAAACCAGCTCAATATGACGCGGCTAATACGAAACTCGCTGACGACTTTTTATTGACCACTGGAAGTACGGTAAATATCGCCGGAACGTTTTATCCTTACCACAACAACACTATGGGTACCGGCGTGTCACTGCGATTAGCCGCAGTACAGGTTATTAAATACGTACCTATGCAGATGTCTTCTCCGTTTGAAGCTACTGAAGGTTTTGAAGCAGAAGAAGGGAACCCCTTTGCTGCTGTAGAAGAGCCGAAGGTAGACGAGTTGGAAGAAGATGAGGTTAAGGAACCCAAAAAAGTGGTTAAAAAAACCTCTGTTAAAAAAGCCAAAGACCCAGAACTAGACGCTATAGTGGACGATTGGGACGACTAGCTTTTTTAATATAACCCCGACTGCGTTAATTCGTGGTCGGGGGCTTCTCTCGGGTAAGTAGAATGAAAACAAAACAATTCTTACGGAGAGCGTTAGGAGACGGTGGCTTTTATTGTATTTTTGCATCGCATGGGGAAAAAGACCGGCGGGTGCAAAAGTTTTACGACTCTACAGACGCTCTACTAGATGCGGTATATGAATTAGACGCGGATGGGTTTGATGTTTATTTTGCGTTAGCTACGTTTAAAGAAAGTGGTTCGCGTAAAGCGATCAACGTAAAACAACTTAGATCATTCTTTCTGGATTTGGATTGCGGACCCAGTAAAGACTACCAGACTCAGAACGACGCTATAATTGCATTACGGAAGTTCTGTAAAGAAGTAGACCTACCAAAACCTTTGCTAATTAACTCGGGCCGCGGAGTCCACGCATACTGGTTTTTGTCAGAACCTGTTACACTGGAAGAGTGGGTACCCGTTGCGCAGCGCTTTAAAGATTTGTGCGCAAAATATAACTTGTTAGCAGATCCGGCAGTAACTGCTGATAGTGCACGTGTGCTTCGTGTTCCTGATACCCATAACCATAAAACCGATCCCCCCGCAAACGTACGTTGTTTTGGTACAAGTGCTCCAGAACCTATGACTATAGACGTGTTTAAAGAGTATATTGGTGAAGAGTTGATACCAGTTCCTACCAAACACATACCTTCTGGAAGTAATGCTGTAATGGATGCGTTGCTTGGGAACAGAAAAAATGTATTCAAAGATATAATCCTTAAAACTCAGGTTGGTAATGGGTGTGAACAGATAAAAAATATACTGGTAAACCAGCAAGAAATATCGGAACCGCTGTGGCGAGCAGGGTTATCCATAGCCAAATTTTGTGATGACGGTAAGAAAGCCGCCCATCTTATATCTAAAAACCACTCAGAATACGACGCTAGAGATACGCTAAAGAAGATGGATCTCATCAAGGGGCCATATTTATGCGTTACTTTTGATGAATTTAACCCCGACGTATGCGAAGGATGCCCCAACTGGGGTAAGATAAAATCTCCTGTAAGTTTAGGAAGCAGGGTGCGAGAGGCTACAGAGGAAGACAATATTGTAGAGGCTCCGTCCATTGATTTACCGGATACGCCAGTGAACACCTATACAATACCGGCATACCCCGCGCCCTATTTTAGGGGTGCAAATGGTGGTGTCTATATACGTACGACAATGCCTGACGGGGAAGTAGGAGAGAAAATAATATACCACAATGATTTATATGTTGTACGGCGGTTGTGGGATGGTGAGGTTGGTGAAGCTCTGGTAATGCGGTTACACTTACCGCGGGACGGTGTGCGAGAATTTACCATACCACTTACAGCCGTTAACTCTCGTGAGGAGTTCCGCAAGCAGATGTCGATGTATGGCGTTGCTATAAGCAAGATGGATGAAATTATGCAGTACACAACAACATGGGTTAACGAATTACAGGCAAACAGCGTGGCAGATGAAGCACACAAACAGTTTGGCTGGACAGATGATGACTGCGGTTCCTTTATATTAGGCAACCAAGAAATATTTGCAGACCGTGTGGAGTTCAACCCTCCTTCAACCCAGACTATAGGTATGTTTGCCGCCTTCGAGCCTAAAGGAACTTTGGAGGGATGGAAAGAAACCATAAATTTTTATAACCGTGATGATTTTGAGCTACATCAATTTGTAATCGGATCATCATTTGGTTCTGTTCTTATGACTTTATCACCGATAAATTGCGCGGCTTTGCATATACATAGTAAGGAGTCAGGAGTAGGTAAAACGACTGCCATAGCTGCAGCCGTATCGGTGTGGGGCAGACCAGAAGAACTTATCATACATGAACGGGATACGTTCAACACCAAGATGCACCGAGGGGAAATATACCACAACCTGCCTTTGTATATGGACGAACTGACCAACAGTCGTGCTAGTGAATTGAGTAACCTAGCTTACCAGTTAACGGGTGGTAGACAGCGGGGGCGCATGTCCAGTGGAGGCAACACTGAGAGGTACCGTGGGGATGCGTGGAAGTTATTGTCAGTTACCACAGGGAACACAAGCATAATTGAACGTGTGAGTATGACCAAAGCAATGCCGAAAGCAGAGGCACAGAGGATACTGGAAGTAAAAGTAGACCGCCTGTTTAGTGATGCCGGAGATAAAGAGAAGCAAGACGAGTTTAGCGCGGCTGTAAGTAATAACTACGGCCACGCAGGGAAGGTATACATACAGTATATTATGAACAACCTAGATGGGGTTAGAAAACTCATTGACGAGATACGTGTTAAAGTTGACACAAAGGCAGCGCTTACTTCTGAAAACAGGTTCTGGTCCGCGTTTGTGACAAACACTATGGCTGGTCTGGTATTAGCCAAACGTGCGGGGCTTATAGAATACGATACAGGCAAGGTCTTTAAGTGGGCCATATCCATGCTCAAATCAAATCAGCATTACGTATCGGACATGAGTGCGTCAGTAGAAGAAGTGCTTAATGACTATATCCACGAGCACTGGAGTAACGTGTTGTGGATCAAGAGCACTGATGATCTAAGGAAACAGAACCAAAATGGTCTCGATTCTCTGATAGTGCCGGAGGCCATACCCAGAGGTAAACTTGTCGCCAGATACGAAACAGATCTGAAGAAAGCATACCTCATACCAAAACCTCTCAGGGTGTGGTGCGGAGAACAGCAGATAAACTATGCCGCGTTTCTTCAAGACCTTAAAACCAAAATGGGGGCGACCAAGACCAAGATGCGGCTTAGTAAGGGCACGCATATGCAGTTGCCACCTACGGATGTCATTGTTGTTAGTTGTTCTATAGAGGGCGAAGATGGATCAGGGGGTACTGAAGAAGAATGATCTAAATCCTGATGGGGTTAGGATCGTAGTTAAGTGGGATGATATGGAAGTCGGTGCGTCTGTATTTGTTCCGTGCATCAATACTGAGGAAGCAATGCGCCAAGCAGCCAAAATATTAGTAAATAAAGGATACAAAACTGAAGCAAGAGTGACAATTGAGAACGAAATATTAGGTATTCGCATTTGGAGAACAGTGTGATAGTATTATTGGGACAGCCACCTCCCTGACTGTCGTTCTCCTAGCGGGGGAGCAATTTCCCCGAAACTTGCCCCCGTCAACTCCTCGATTTGACGGGGGTTTTTTTAAGGAGTAAGCCTCGCAAGATTCCAATCATTATTGCCCCAATACTCATCTCTGTGTGCTTCTAAAACAGCACGTAGTTTCGGGTTTATCGAAATTCCATTGTGCATATTGGCTGTAGTGTCGTAATGTTTTTCCATAGATTTTGCTATGGTTTCTGGGTCTATAGCCCACGTATAATGACGGTCGTTAAACTCTATTATCTCTTGCATCGCTTCTTCATAACCAGATACATCCCCGTTGTTGAACGCAATATATAGTTTTCTCAACGCTCCAGTACGTCTTTCGGATGTAGCACGTTCTATGTTTTTCGTACTTAAATTTCGTTCTTGCTGGAATGTAAGTCCTGTAGGCGCAAAACCGAAGAACTGGAATACTAATTCTCCAGATGTTATGTCATCATATATTATGTCACCACGTCTTGTTTTAACTGATCCTTCACCCCAATACCTAAACGTTTTAAACGCATTACGGACAGCGGCGGGGGACATAGTTTCTACACCGCGGAGGAAGTCTTTTCCTTCTGAGATATCTTTAGCTCCCCGGAATACCTGAGAGGCCATACTCAAACCCGGCCCCCCTGCTAATTCTCCCAGAACTTCATAGAAACTACGATCTTTGTTGTATGGGTTCATTCGGAACAGGAGATTAGATAGCCCTATGCGGTTAGCTACATCTACGCCAAATATAGCGTTCACACCGCCTTTATAAGGTAGTTCACCTAAATATTTACGTGTTATGGTATCAAAGTCTTCTTCGTCCTCGTCTAGGAACAGGTTAGCTACGAGAGATACCATACCGTATATTGGCGCTCCCTGCACACCAGCCAGAAGCACGGAAGACCCCATTATACCCAGAGCCTGTTTAAAAGCGGTTTGCCCCATA